TCTATAAAATTAGTTTTGGTTTTTGCGTGGCAGTTTTAAGAACTAATCTTACACCTTCTTTAGCTGCTATGATGTTATTTTCTTGTGCTTCTATTCTTATAACTTCTTCAAGTCTACCATTATTCATATCAATATAGACTCTAGCAAATCCAAGAGCGTTGCCTTTACCAACAACTTTGTTTTGTCCTTTTGCAAGTTTGTCTGTGAACTGACCTAATATCTGCTGTAAATCTTTAACTAACATTATAATAATCTGATCGTTCTTTTTTTAATTCTTTTATTTCTTTTGTTAATTCAACATTTTTTTGTAATTCTTGGCTAATCATTAATCTATGTTTATCATTAACCATCATAAGATCTCTTACACTCATACGTAATTTTTCAATAATACGTTCAAGATCATTATAACCTCTGTCGTCTTTTGCTCTTTTAAAATCTATTACTGTCTCGTTTTCAAAGGTTTTATCTTCATCTTTCATATTGACAATATAGGATAGTTACCTTAAAATGTCAAGTGTAGCCAGTTTGAACTAAACTCACTCATGGCTACTTATTATGGGTGTACCAAAAAGATTAACAGAAATGCAAAAAAGATTCGCTGAATATATCGTATTCAATGAAGGCAGAACTACGGCAAGAGAAGCTGCAGTAGCAGCAGGCTACAGTGAAAAAAGAGCCAGTGTTGAAGCATCCGAATTACAAAATCCTAGACTATCTCCGTTAGTGGTACAATACATTGGATCATTACGAGAAGAGAAACTTAAAAAATATGCTGTCACTTATGACAAACATGTAGCTGAACTTGGTAAGATTAGAGAAGAGGCTTTGAAGAAGGGTGCTTTTTCTGCTGCGACCAACGCTGAAAAGAACCGAGGCATGGCTGCAGGATTATATATAGACCGGAAGATAATAAAAACAGGTAAGCTAGAAGAAATGTCAGAGGCAGAACTAGAATTAAAAATGAAACAAATACTAGAAGATTACGCGCCGATTCTAAATGCGAAGGTTGTTGATGCATTACCAGAAGAAGTTAGTGAAGAGGAAATAGACTTGAAAGATTTTCACTCAGAATCTTCTAATTGATTTTTAAGCATATCTACTAACCAAACATTATCTCTAAACACACCCATCATAACATTTGTTAATTGATTAACAACTGCCTCCTCATCTTCAGGTTTTTCAAGTGGTGCTTTTTCTTGGTTTAATCCAGCGACTTGAACGGCCGCATGCATTATCTCATGGATAGTTGTGTTGGCTCTTTCTTGTCCACACAAATCATGTTGTATCTGTATAATATTTTGTCTGTAATCATACTCTCCAAAACAATCAGTCATTTCCCATTTTTTATAATCGGGTCTAACATATTTAATTTTAACATCTTTATAACCAATTCTAACATTGTCAGGAAGACCTTTTGCTTCTACTACGATTGGCTCTATTCTTTTTTTGAAATGTTTGGGTTTGTTTTTTCTTTGCATGATATTTAGGGTTATGTTTGTTGTGAAATATATCCCAAAAATCTTTCTCTGTCATCATGCTAATTAACATGCCAATCATATTTTTGCCTTAATTCGATTGTCGACACCTAACAGGGTATTTATATTTTTTTTTATTACATTTGCGCTAAAATCTAAAAGGGTGTCGGCATTAGTAAATAAGTGATACCTATCTCTTATAAGTAGCTTATACCAAAGGTTATTTAACCATAATTTGTCGACAGGGGGGGTGTCGGCAGGGTGTCGGCAGGGTGTCGAAGGTGTCGACAATTGGCCTAATTTTGTACACTTATGACGCAGATAACTTAGAATTGTTCTAAACAACCATGAAATGTCGACACCTAAACCCGGTTTGCGACACCCCTTCGACACCCTTGCGACACCCCCGGTGTCGACAATTTGTGCCTTAATCTTGCCTTGATTTGAACACAATTGATGTATTTTTGCCACATGTTGCATTATTATCACTTAACAAAATCTTCTGGTTTCATTGGTTTTGTACGTTCTTTTTCATCATGTTGTAATTCATTAAACATATCTAATCTTTTGAGAAACTCATGTTTCCATTTTCTTAATTGCAATCCGTCAGTTTTAAACTCTTGGTAATATAAGTCAGGCGTGCATACCATGATAACTCCTTGTTTAATTTTGGAACCGTAGACATGATCGTGGGCCATGGCGTATGCTGCAATTTGCATGTAATAATCTTCAATCCATTCTTCCCTCTTCGGACGGTTACTTTGTTTGAAGTCAACAACAGTCTCCATGCCATTATGTGAACAGATAAGGTCTGTTGCACCTGCGTATAGACCCGGATAATGTAACGTAACTTCCGAACCGTAATACTCATCCACTGCCGATAAACCCATCTCGATAATTTTGTCGGCCATGGGACGCGCCTCTTGTCCGATGCTTGTAAGATCAACACAGCCAGTTCCGAGAACATGATGTTCGAGAAATTTATGCATACAGGTCCCCCTGGAACTTGAATGATTCTTAATTCGTTCTGCTTCTTGTTCACCTACTTTAGCCTTCCATTTTTTTATAAAATCTTGATTTTTGGTGGCTCCTAATATCGTAGTTACTGAAGGAAGTCTATAATTACTTATCTCGTAAACACGTTTTCCTGTTCCGGGGTCCGTGATCTGTTTACCTTGTATATACCTGTATCTATTCGATTTTTTTGGTCCCTTAGGTGTGTTAGTTTTTTTTAGTTTATCGATTAACTTTTGGTAGACCATAGCGTCTTTATCATCCATCATTAGTAACTACCTTTAATAACTTCTCTTGAAGCATTTCCTTTTGTTTACGTAACATATCTAACTCCTCAGATAACCGTTGAATAGATCTACTCTGTAACAAACTATTTTCTCGCCATTGTCTACGCTCTTGTTTTATCATTTCATTATTCATTATAGTTTCTCCTTTAAACTATCAACATAGTCTTGTGAGTCTTTATCTAACTCTCTTTCTTTTCTATTAGCTTTAGATTGTTTTAATGATTCATCTAATTCTTTAATCTCTTTTTGACCAAAGATTCTATTCCAACCTTCATCATAAGCCTTATTAGTAGGTCTAGATTTACCATCCCAATTATCTGCCTTTACGTTTTTTGTAGCCATAACCCTCCTTTTTATTAGACCATAACTTTTGCCATGACCATGAAGTTAAAGCAGTTGAGTAATGGTTTATTCGCTCTAATATTTTATATACTATTCTATCTATCATTTTTTTTCTTTCCCGAACCATATGTTGTCTCTAAATTTATCTAGTTCAACTACATTGTCATTTAAATCTTGTATTTCTGGTTCATAGTGATCTATTACTTGTTCGATCTTATGTAATTTAACAATAGCATAGGGCCATAGTTTCTTACACACTGCCAAACAATCTCTAAACGAACAACGCCAACGCCATTGTGGTTTCATACCTTTAGGGACCTTCTTAGGTCTAACGCTGCCTACCATTAACGTCTCGTGGACAAGTTCTATAACATTTTTATCAGTCATAGATATCTCCATAACAATACGCCAACAATCATAAGTACCTGTTTTTTTCTTTTCCTTATATTTTTTGTAAGTCAAAGATCCTTCGCCATCAAACAATCCTGCAATGTATGCAGTGTCTAAATGGTAATTATCGTTCATTCAGGTTCTCCATTTATTGCTTTCTCAATTTGTTCTTCTTCGTATTTATCTTCATCAGCTTCAATTTGACGTTCTTCTTCTCGTGATTCCCATTCTAATTCTGGGTCTTCTGATTTTTCTATAGAATCAGCTTCTGCTTTTTCTTCTCTTTTTTCTTCTTCATCCCACATTTGTTCTAATGCTTCTTCAGACATTTTACCATAATCTATCATTTTTTTTTCTCCATTTCTAATATTTGTACGTAATCATTTAACCGGTCAACTTCTTTTGCTAGCCTCCAGTTATCTTTCTCTACGTACTCGATTCTCGTCTCTAGCTCCTTGATAATTTTCTCCAAGTCATTAGGTCCACGATCATCATTCATCTTTTTTATCTTTCTTCATTAACATTTTTATAGCACCTACAGGGTTAGGTTTATCTTTCATACCACCAAACACTGCTGCACCAACATTTACATAATCCATGCTACTGCAATGACTTAAACTCAACGTAAGAATCAAAATAATCATCAAATTCTTT